CTTTGGTGGGTCAAGTTATTTAAATGTTGCGTACAACTCTGCATTTAATTATTCATCTTCAATACCTTTTACAATTGAATCTTGGTTTTATCCTACTATTAGTGGGACTAATGATTCGTATATTGCTTCTTGTTCAACTGGCAATACTGACCCAACTTTAAACTGGTTAATTAGACAAAAATCGGATAACACATTTCGTTTTGTTGCAATTCAATCTGGAGGTACGGTTGTTCCTAATGACTCTACAAATACATTCAATTTAAATCAATGGAATCACTTTGCAGTTGTAATGACAGGTTCTGCTATTAAACTTTGGCTTAATGGCGTATACCAAGGAAGTGTCGCTTTTGATGGTTCTATGCAAGTAAATGGTGCTATCCGCATAGGCGCATGGGTTGATTATTACACAGGGTATATTTCTAATTTTAGATGCACTAATACGCAAGTGTACACAGGCACTTCAAATATAACTATTCCAACTGCACCTTTAACAGCTATTAGCGGAACATATTTGTTGACTTGCCAAAGCAATCGTTTTATTGACAATAGCAGTAACGCATTTGCCATCACAGTCAACGGCACACCAAGCGTTCAACGCTTCAACCCATTTGGTGCTTCTACCGCCTACTCCACAAGCGTGATTGGTGGGTCAGGGTACTTTGATGGTAGTGGGGATTATCTTGCAACATCATCAACACAAATTATTCCTGCCAGCACTACATACACAGTAGAAGCATGGGTGTATTTGACTGGTGACTATTCCGATTATCGGGAAATTGTTACGCAAGGTAGTAGTGGAAACGCAAATCGTTGGCTTATGTATGTCAATATTACTGATGGCAAATTAGGAATTCAAACTGGCGCAAGTGGTATAACAACAAGTTTTACTGTCCCAAAAAATACTTGGACGCACTTGGCATTTGTTAACAATAGCAGTTCATATACTGTTTATGCAAATGGTATTAGTGTTGGAAGTGGCACTAATACAGTTACGCCACAAAACACTTATGTGACTGTTGGCGCATTTCAAAGTGGTGCAGAGTATTTTCAAGGCTATATTTCAAATGTCCGTATTACAAATACTGCTGTTTACACATCTGCGTTTACACCAAACACAGCACCCCTTACTGCAATAAGCGGTACATCGCTATTGTTGTTAACAACCAATGCTGCAATCTTTGACAACGCCATGATGAACGACTTAGAAACTGTGGGTAACGCACAGATTTCTACAAGTGTGGTGAAGTACGGTACGGGGTCTATTTCGTTTGATGGGACAGGGGATAATCTAAATACGCCTACCTCACCTAATCTTGCTTTTGGTACAGGAGATTTTACGATTGAATGTTGGGTGTACGCAAACGATGTAACTTCTTTGGCTGGTATATATGATGGTCGAGGAGGTTCTGCAACACCAACAATTGTCATTCAATCAGGGACATTTAAATACTATACCAATGGTGGTTTTCAAATTACATCATCATCCATTTCAACTAGCACTTGGTATCATCTTGCTGTTTCTAGAAGTGGCACAAGTACAAAATTATTTGTAAATGGCGTTCAAGGTGGGTCAACATATACAGACTCGACAAATTATGTTTCAACAACCCCATCTTTTATTGGTGCTTTATATGATGGCTCTAGTTTAAACGGCTACATAGATGACCTACGCATCACCAAAGGCTATGCCCGATACACAGCAACATTCACACCACCAACTTCTGCGCTCTCAGATACAGGCCCAATCTAAGGAAACATCATGCAAATTGCAATCTTAACTAGCCCCATCACAGTTGGCGATTATCGTGAACTGTTTAGCAGTACATCGTTTCCCACAAGTGGCCCAAGTGATGAATTCTTAACTGCCAACAATGCCAAGAAGGTCAATGCCTTTAAAGCACATGACAGGCTGACTCAGAAGCTGGCTTCATGCACGGCCTATGACGATGGTGAGTTTGTTTCTGTTGTTCAAGTGGAATCATTGAGTGCTGAAGAAATCCAAGCAGCCAAGGATTCTGCAATGGCACAACTAAGAGCCACACGCAATGCTTTATTGACTGCTTGTGATTGGACTCAGATTGCTGATTGCACCATTCCTAAGAAAGCTGAGTGGGCAACATATCGTCAAACATTGAGAGACTTTCCATCGACTGTTTCTGATGCAAGAACAACCATTGATTGGCCTCATAACCCTGATTGGGTTGAGCCTTTTGGTACAGCAGAATAAGGAGCAATCATGGCTATAACAGATCAGCAAATTTTTGATTTTTTCTTAGGAAATCCTACGGATGCCCAAACTTTTGAGGCTATGAAAACCTTTGGGATTTCGCCACAAAGAATAGCTACTGCTACTGGCGCTAAATTAGAAGATATTATTCCCAGATTAGCTCCATTTCTTCCTCAAAATGAAGCAGTTTTGCTTGGCGATACATGGGTTCAAGCGTCATACCGAATGACTGGTTCTGGTGAAACTCAAGAGATTGGCCCACTAGAAAACATTTATGTATCCAAAACTACAGGTGGTGTAAATGACAAACAGCCTGTTGGAACACCAGTACAAGTCTATGATCCTACTGGTAAATTTCTAAATACAATAACAACTAAAAAAGATCAATCATTCTTTGGCGGCTTAGTAAGTGCGCTTACAGACCCTGTAGTTTTAGCGGCTCTAGGCGGTGCGGCTGCGGGTGGATTATTAGGTGCTGCAGGTACGGGTGCTGCAGCGGGAACTGGTTTAGGTGCTTCTACATCACTTGGTACTGGTTTAACAGCAGGTGCAGGTGGACTTGGCTTAAGCACTACAGGTGCAGGTTTAGGTACTTTAGGAACAGGTGCAGGGATTACTGCGGGAACAGGTTTAGGAACTGGTGTTTTAACAGGTTCTACATTAGGTACTGGACTGTTGGGTGCGGGTGCATTAACAGGAACAGGGGTTCTTGGTGGCACAACTCTTGGAACAGCAGGAACAGGTTTAACAACTGGAACAGGACTTACAACTGGAACAGGACTTACAACTGGAACAGGACTTACAACTGGAACTGGTTTAACGACAGGAACAGTTACTGGAATGGGTACAGGAACTGGAATAACCGCAGGTACTAGTGGTCTAGGTCTTACTACAACAGGTGCGGGTTTGGGTGCGGCAGGTACAGGCGCAGGTATTACAGCAGGTACAGGATTAACTGGAACTGGTGTTTTAACAGGATCAGGTCTTGGCACTACTTTACTTGGAACAGGAACTGGTGCTTTGACGGGAACTGGAGTTCTTACAGGTTCTGGACTTGGTACAACTTTATTAGGTACAGGTGCAGGAACAGGTGTAACTGGTGGCGTAACTGGTTTAGGCACAGGAACATTAGGAACTGGTGCATTGACAACTGGTGTGGGAACAGGACTTGGTACAGGATTAAATGTAAATAACCTTGCTAATCTTCTTTCTGGTGGACTAGGCACTGCGGGTAGTTTGCTTCAGATGCAAGAATCTCGTGAAGCTGCTCAAAGAGCGCAAGCCCGTATTGATGCTGAAACTGCCGCTGCCAAGGCTGCATCTCAGTTTAGACCTGTAGGAATGACCACTCGATTTGGTACTTCACAGTTCCAAGTTGACCCTGTTACTGGTCAATTGACAAGCGCAGGATACACACTAAGCCCCGAAGCTAAGAATGCTCAAGATCGCTTGGTTAAGTTGGCTGAGTCTGGTTTGCAACAAGCAGAAGGCGCACAAGCACAGTTTGCTCCTCTTCAAACAGGCGCTCAAAACTTGTTTAACCTTGGCAATCAATATATTGCTCAAAATCCTCAAGATGTTGCTCAAAACTATCTCAATCAACAGATGGCGTTGTTGCAACCTGGTCGTGAACTAGAGTTGGCTAATCTGCAAAACAGACTCCAACAACAAGGTCGTGGCGGTCTATCTGTTGCCCAAGGCGGTACTATGGGTGCTACTACTCCTGAACTACAAGCTCTGTATAACGCTAGAGCGCAACAAGAAGCTCAATTGGCGGCTAATGCTCAACAGTTTGGTCAACAACAAGTCCAGTTTGGTGCGGGATTGCTTGGTACTGGCGCACAGACTATGGGTCAATACTATGGTGGACAACAAGCCGCCTACGCACCTTACACGACTGCTTTGGGACAAGTTCAAGGCTTAGAGGCTTTGGGTCAACAACCTTTAACAACAGGCATCAACTTGGGACAAATTAGTTCTCAAGCAGGTGCAAATGTTGGGAAACTTGGTTTAACAGGCGCACAATTAAGTACAAACTTGGCAACTGGTGCTGACGCTACTAGAAACCTAGCGGCTCAAGGATTGATAGCGGCAGGTAGTCCTAATGCTCAGTTTGGTCAAGCAATTGGTGGACTGTTTGGTGGTGGATTGCAGTCTGCATTTAGTGGAACAGGTTTAGGCTCTTCTGGTTTTGGAACTGGTTTAGCTTATGGTAATCAAGACCTTGGCTTATTCTTGTAAGGAATCATCATGGCAGAAAATATAGTAGCGGGTCTGTTTGGTATGACTCCACAAATGTATCAGGGTCAACAGTACCAACAAGACTTGAGAAGAGGTGCTGAGTTAGCGCAACTTTCACCAGGTGCTGCTGCACAAGCCAATCTAATGGCAAGTGTTGGTCAACTAGGTCGTGGCTTTGCGGGTGCTTTGGGTATTGAAGACCCACAGTTACAGTTGATTAGCACTAGAAATGCTATTGCCCAACAGATAGACCAGACTGATCCTGAGTCAATCTTAAAAGGCGCTCAGATGTTGGCACAAGCTGGTGACCAACAAGGCGCTATGGCTTTGGCTCAATATGCTCGTCAAGCGCAGAGTGATGTTGCCCAAACAAAACAGAGACAAGCGGCTGCATTGGCTTCTACGGCACAAGCGGCTCGTGAGCGCCAACAATCTACTCCTAACGATATTCAAATTGCCAATGAGATTGCTACTTTGGAAGACGCATTATCACGAGTTGAGGATTTACCCGCAGACCCAGAGCGTACTCGTGCTAAGAATTTGTTGAATACTCGCCTAACAGAATTAAGACGATTGACTTCCAAAGGCGATAAACCAGAGACAAAAACAACTATTCAAAAACTTCAAGAATATGCGGCAACTTTGCCACCTGGTTCTCCGCTATTAGCCCAAGTACAAGAGGCCATCAAAGCCGAGGGTTCATCTAAAGGGACTAAACTTGAAGTTAATGTGCCAGCAGCCCAACAAGCAAAAGCAATATCGAAAAACAAAACTGATCTTGCTTCTCAAGTAGAAACTGATGCGTATGGTGCTACTGATCGAGTAACTTTAGCAAGAAATCTAAAATCACTGTTACCAACTGCTTTTACTGGTGTTGATTCAAACGTCAAATTGCAAGCAAGCAGGGTTGCGGAGGTTTTTGGAATAAACATTCAAGGCGTTCCTGATTCGCAAATTATTGACACAATTCTAGGCGAAATGACCATTGGTGCGGCAAGTAAACTTAAAGGTGCTTTATCAGACAAAGACGTTAAATTCTTAAAAGAAACCATTGGAACACGAGGTTTGTCTCTAAAAACACTTCAATTTGTAGCCGACAAAATTGAGACAGATGCCTTAATTGATTCTGAATTAAATGAAGTTGTTAACAAGTATGTTGCATCAGGCGGTGATTTGAATAAATTTAATTTTGCAACTGAACGTAAAGATGTTGCAGAAAAAGTTAGAAAAGACCTTACGAGACTTAAAGAGCTTCGTGAAAAATCAAAAACTCAGTAACTACAGAAAACAAAGGCTTTTATCATGGCATTAAAACCTGAAGAACAACAAGAGTTGGATCAATTGGAAGGCAAGTATGGCACTTCTGTACTTGATGAGACAAGGCCAAAACCCACTCCTTTGCAACAATTTGGGAAGGCAACTGTTGAGGCTTTACCTGAAATAGGTGGCTTAGTTGGTGGCGCAGTTGCAACAGCGGCAACTCGCAGTCCTGTGGCTGGGGCAGAAGCACGAACTTTGATGACAACTTTACTTAGGGGTATAGCTGGCACAGGTGCTGGAGCAGTTACTGGAACAGTAGCAAAACAACAAGTTGAGGCTTTAACTGGTAAACAAGAACCATTGAGTAAACAGTATGCCGAGCAATTATCTAATGCAATGACAGAAATGGCTTTGGATGCGGGTGGTAATGTAGTTTTTAAGTTGGGTGGTGATCTTTTTAGGATTGCAAAAGACAAACTACCGCAATTAGGTTTGTTTTCAACAAAAGCAACTCCTGATGTAGACATGAAACGTCAAGTGCAACAGTTGTTAGAAGAAGAGGGTTTGGGTGGATTAACACGTTTTCAAGTTAAACCAACACCTACATCTAGTGTAGTTGAGTCAATAGGCCGAGCATCTGTAACAGGAAAAGGCGTTTTTGAAAGTCTTGAAGAAGCAAACACAGCCGCCTTGAAAAGCAAAAGAGATAAAATTCTTAACGAAATATCTCCCAATATTGTCGATGACGTTGACGCTGGGGCTAGTTACAAAGCTGCGATACAAGATGCTCAGTCACAGTTAAGTGTTGCGGCAAATGACGCTTATCAAGTTATTACAGATGCAGGGAAAAATGTTTCCGTAAATGTTGGAGCAATAGCCAATCAAGCAAAAGCTCGACTTAAAGAAGCCGCTGATATATCTGTATCTGGCTCTCCAAATGTTTCATTAAGCAATAGTGTTGTTGCCAAACTTAAAGAAATCTCTGACCTGAAAGAAAATATAACTTTTTCTCAAGCCCACCAATTCCGTTCAGATTTAAATGCTCAATTAAGGGCTGTAAAAGCTGAATTTGGCGCAAACGATCCAGTTGTTGCTGTTTTAACGCAAAACATAAAAGCTATTGGTGATTCAATGGATTCAGCGGCATCGAAGTTAAATCCACGTTTAAAAAAAGCTTACGATGAAACATCTGCTTTTTATCGTGAGAGCATTACAGAATTATTCCCTGAGACTCTTGCAAAACTTAACAATAAAACAGCAGAGCGTGTAGGTGAAAGCATTTTTGCAAAAGGTAATGTCACTGAAATTACTGATTTTTACGAATCCTTAAAAAGAGCAAAAACTATTAACCCAAATTTAGATGTTGCTTCTGTAAAAAACAATTTGCAAAGAGCATACATTTCAGGATTGATTGGTGCAGAAGGTGGAGATACAGCTATAAGTTCTTTGTTGGCGTTGGAGAAAAATTTAAAAGATAAGAAATTTCTGAGAACATTTAATACTGCTGTAGACAATGAGAAAATTAAAGACAATTTGCTTTTGCTTGTCAATGCGGCTAAGTTAAGTCAACAAAAACCAAATAACACATTCTCTCTTGCTATTTCATCTGCTCAAGCAAATGCCGCACAAGGACTGCTTTTGTTGGCAACTGGATATGCTAGTGGTTCTGGTGAATTAGGCGTTTTAGGCGCTGCCGCCACTGCTGGTGGAGTATTGTTAACTCCTCGTGTTCTTGCGAAGTTTGCAACAAGCAAAGAAGGAATTAAAAAACTCATTGCAGCAGAGCAATCTTTTGGGAAAGTTAGAAGCGCAGCAGGTAATGAGGCAAAACGATTGGCAATAAAGACTGTTGGCTTGATGAATGAAGCCTACAGAACAGCAGGAGTCACTGAAGAAGATTTTATGGAATCAAGTGCCTCGTCTCTTGCTAAACCAATGACTGCAGAAGAACAACAAGAGTTACAAATGTTAGAGCAAAGATACAAATAAAACAATGAAAGATTGGACTATAACAATTGCAGTAGTCTTCTTTCTTGGTTTTGTAATTTTCTGTAGTTATATTATTGTTTGGGCATTTCCGTGATCGCCTTTCTCTTGGCGGCAACCATAGAGTACCGATGTATTAAGTGGACTTGGACTGGCGATGTTTACAATCGCAAAGTAGTCTGTCTCAAGTGGGAGAGAAAGAAGTGATTGATCCGATAACGGCTCTAGCTGGCATACAGTCAGCTATTTCGATGGTCAAGAAGGCGGCTAATGTTGCCAATGACTTAGGCAGTCTTGCGCCCATGATTGGCAAGCTATTTGACGCTAAGTCTGTGGCTACCAAAGCAATGCTTCAGGCCAAGCAGTCTGGCAAAGGCTCAAACATGGGTACGGCTTTACAGATTGAAATGGCACTAGAGCAAGCCAGAGCTTTTGAGGAAGAGTTAAAGATGCTCTTCATGCAGACAGGAAAGATTGATGTCTGGAACAAGATTAAAGCCCGTCAAGCAGAGATGGACTTGGCAGATGCCAAAGAGATAAGTGCTTTAAAGAAGGCAGAAAAAGAAGCTAAACAGAAAGAGCAAGAACAACTAGAGATCGGCTTGGCAATAGGTGGAATATTCTTTGTTTTGTTTCTAGTCTTTATTGGTGTCAATGAGTTGATGACATTCTGTGAAGCAACAAGAAGGTGTGGTCGGTGAATGAGTATCAGAAAACCTTTGACTTGTGCTTAAAAATCTTCGTTTACGGGGTAGTGGCTTTGTATTTCTTGGGTTTTCTGAAGTTCTTACCTGATGATCTGTCAGACAGAATTGTTAATCTTTTACTTGGAAAGGTTGGATTAGGCAAATGAGAATCACCACTTACCAACAGAATGCTCAAATGTTGTCAGAGGCTCACCGAGTGATCCACCAACAGAACATGAAACGTTTGGCAGAGTTAACCCAACAGGCTCAACAACAACAGAAAGCCCATGAGATTAAGACTCAGTGGGCTAAAGTGGATGTTAAGGTATGAGATATTTATTGATTTTTGTAGCTTTTATGCTACATGGTTGTGATGAGAAATATCGGTATTTCTGCCAAAACCCAGACAATTTCCATGCTGAACCTTGCCAGAAACCCAGATGCCAATTCACTCAGACTTGTCCTGAATACTTGGTTGCCCCAATCTTGGAGAAAAAAATCAATGATGTCCAACCAGAAACCAAAGCTAACAACTGAAGAGATTGAGGTCAGGATTTGGGGATTTGTTGTGATTGCAGTCACACTTATTCTCACATTTATTGTTGCTGCTTTGCTCTATTCTGTGACTTTTGTCACTCAGCCAATCAAGAGTATGGCCCCGATTGACCAAGCCTATACCAAGATGCTGAACGACATTGTTCTTTTGATCGTTGGCGGTATCGGTGGAGTTATTGGTAAACGGGCTATGTCTAGTGCCGCAAGAGCGTTTAATCCTCCAACGCAACCAATGTGTCAACCAATGGGTTATCAAGGCTCTATGGGCGGTTTTAACTCGTCCTATGCCCCTCCGCAATCTGCGTATGGTTTGCCTAGTCAACCATTCGGTGCTATGCCTGTTTGGAAGAACCCAGAGTTGGATGAATCTTGGACGCCTGGCCCTCCTCCCACTACCCCACCCGACCACCTAGAAGATGACCAAGAGCGTGAAGAGTTGGCACAAGCAAGAAAAGAGGCTGAATAATGTTTCCTATTCCTCTCCCGTGGCTTATTGTGGGTGCTTTGGTATCTCTCTTTGGTACATACCGAGTAGGACACCACTACGGATGGTTAGAGCGTGATGGCGACATGAAGATTGCCATTGCCAAAAAGAATGATGAAGCTCGTCAGATCGAGCAAAACATGACTGAAAAACTTTCTCAACAATCTGCCAAACTACAGGAAGCCAATGATGCTATCAACAAAAAAACTACTGCTCTTGCTGTTGCCAATCGTGCTGGCAAGTTGCGCCTCTGCCCCTCAAGTAACGTACAAACCCCCACAAATACCGCCTTTGCCAGTGCAGATTCAAAAACAACCAGTGAATCTGACAGACCGACTAATGAACCTTCTGATGCCGAAAGAGCAACAATCGATGCCATCGCAGAAATAGTCGCCCAAGGGGATAAGAATACTGTCGCTTTGAACGCTTGCGTAGACTCGTATAACCAGATGAGAGACCTGTTGAATGATAAACGCTGAACAACTTAAACAACTTCACATTGGTGCGGAGTGGGTAGATGCTCTAAATGCCACTTTTGAGCGTTTTGACATTATGAATCCCCTTAGAAAAGCGGCTTTCATTGGTCAATGTGGGCATGAGTGTGGCAACTTTAGGATTCTTGAAGAGAATCTTAATTACAGGGCAGAGGCTTTGCAGAAGTTATGGCCTAAAAGGTTTGATGCTGCCAAGGCACAGGCTTGCGCTCGTAATCCTAAGTTGATTGCCAATACTGTTTACTCCAATCGCATGGGAAACAGGGATGAGGCTTCTGGTGATGGGTATCGTTTCCGAGGCCGAGGATGTATCCAATTGACAGGCCATGCAAACTATTTCCATGCAGGTCAGGCTCTAGGGGTAGATTTTGTGATGCAACCTGAGTTGGTGGCAACTCCCATGTATGCGGCTCTCACCGCAGGGTGGTTTTGGGACACCCATAAACTGAATCAATATGCTGATTCCAAAGATTACAAAACTTTAACAAAGAAGATAAATGGTGGTTTTATAGGGCTAGAAGACCGCATAAAACACATAGATCACGCACTACTTGTGTTGGCATCTTAAATTAAATTGTCATAAATACTGTATAAGGTGTTGAAATGTCTAACATTCCTACGCCAGAACATTCACAATTGTTCGCACAAAGTGTCAGAAAGTGGCAACAACTGCTTAGTTTGGGTGATTGGAGAATTGAGAAAGGAAGTAAACCAGCAAAGGCTGCTATGGCTTCTGTTGAGTTTAATGCTTCTGCTCGATTGGCTACTTACAGACTAGGTGATTTTGGTGCTGAGAAGATCACACCTGAGTCTCTGGATCAGACTGCTTTGCATGAGTTACTTCATGTGTTTCTCCACGATTTAATGACTGTGGCACAAGACCCCAAGTCATCTCAAGATGAGATTGAAATGCAAGAGCATAGGGTCATCAACTTGCTAGAAAAGTTACTGTTCAAGGATTATCATGGTTTCTAGTAATGGCATGAATTCCTGTACTGACGAACAGTTCATGGAACTGTGGGATAAACATAGGTCTGTTACAAAAATAGCAAAGATTCTAGGTATCACTGAAAGAGCAGTTAACTACCGCAGACGAAGCATGGAAAATATCCATGAGGTCAAATTAGGCGGCAATGACTCTCGTAGTGCTAAATATGATGCTAAAAGACCAAAATCTTTTTCTCCGCTAAAACAAGTAAACCTTGGAATCTTAGATGGTACTGTGATTGTCTTCTCTGATGCTCACTTCATACCTGGTCAAAGAACAACAGCATTTAAAGGGCTTCTATGGGCTATACAGCAGTTTAAACCCAAGGCGGTGATATGTAACGGGGATGCCTTTGATGGAGCGTCCATATCACGCCATGACGTAACTGACCAACCACAGACTTCTGTTATCCAAGAGTTAAAGGCTTGTCAGGGTGCGTTGGGTGAAATTGAGGAAATTGCTAAAGCAGCGAGACACAATGTAAAGCTACTGTTTACATGGGGTAATCACGATATTCGGTTTGGCAACAGATTAGCGCAACACGCACCACAATTTAAGGATGTTCAAGGCTTTAAGCTGACAGACCACATTACCGAGTGGGAGTTCTGTTGGGCAGTCTGGCCTACTGAGCAATGTATTATCAAGCACCGATAT